ATGGATAAATGGCTGTGGTTCCGCCAATTGTGGGATTCCATCTACCCAGAGCAGTCATTCAGTCACAACCCGTGGGTTTGGGTGATTGAGTTTAAACGTGTTGAAGGGAGCGAAGCATGAGCAAATCACTGAACGCCCGTTGCATCCGTCGCTGGGAATTGCAGATGCGCGATGTATGCGATTCGAAAGTAAATCCGTGGTGGCGCAAACGTGATCTGCGCGGCTATATCCGGGAATGCGGATTAATCACCGCGTACTGCATGGTTGAACGAATGGCAGAAGACAACGCCAAAGTTGACTATCAGGGCGACACATTCGGATGGTCGCCGGAGTTTTCAGCCTGGTATGACGAACGCCGCGACCAGTACCTGAAAGAGGCTCGCGATTACCTTAACGAAGAAGCCACGACGGATGAAATCGACGAAGAAATCCAGAACGAGCTGGAGGCCTGGAATGACTGAGCATGTCATCCTCGACATGTGTTGCGGGTCACGCATGTTCTGGCTCGACAAAGCCGACCCGCGTGCCGTCTTCTGCGATATTCGCGCCGAAGAGCACGTGCTGTGCGATGAGCGTCGCCTGGTGATTAGCCCGGATGTTATTGCTGATTTCCGCGCGCTGCCGTTCGCCGACGCTACGTTTCCGGTTGTGGTATTCGATCCGCCGCATCTTGAACGTGCTGGCCCGAACGGCTGGCAGGGCAAAAAGTACGGGAAGCTTAACCGTGATACCTGGCGCGAGGATTTGCGTGCCGGATTCAGGGAAGCTTTCCGCGTTCTGAAACCCAACGGTGTGCTGATTTTCAAATGGAACGAGACGCAAATTCCATTGAGCCAGGTCGTGGCACTCACTGACGAGAAACCCGCTGTCTGGCAGAAGACCGGGAAAAACGACAAAACGCACTGGATAATTTTCGTCAATAGCGGTGCTGGTGCCATAAGCGACGAGCCTGATTACTTAATGCAGTACGCCACAAAACGCATCGTAGAGCTGGAAAGCCAGCTGCTGGTGGATGTGCCTGAAACCGTCTGGCCCGCTGAAGTCGGCATGGTTTATTCGCAGGTAGAAAGCGCCGCGGATCTCCCGGCGCACCACCAGCGTCGCCTGAAACATCACATCAACCGCATGTGGCTGGAAAAAATGCCGGTACCGGCGATCGTCACTGCTGCCCGTTCGCTGGCTGCTGCCATGGAGAAATATGCGTGAGAGAAATCATCGTTGATAATTTTGCCGGAGGCGGCGGGGCGTCTACCGGTATTGAGCTGGCGACTGGCCGCAGTGTGGATATTGCCATCAACCACGACGAGAACGCCGTCGCGATGCACACCACGAACCACCCGGATACGTTGCACTATTGCGAGTCGGTATTTGATGTAAACCCGCTGGCGGCGACGGCAGGTCGCCCTGTGGGGCTGGCCTGGTTTAGCCCTGATTGCCGTCATTTCTCGAAGGCGAAAGGCTCAAAGCCGGTGGAGAAAGAAATTCGCGGTCTGGCGTGGATCGTTATTCGCTGGGCGCTGGCGGTGCGGCCACGCGTGATGATGCTGGAGAACGTCGAAGAGTTTAAAACGTGGGGGCCGCTCATTATATCCGCTGATGGCGGGCAGCGCCCGGACCCGGATCGCACCGGAGAAACTTTCGAAGCGTTCTGCGGCATGCTTTCCGGCGGTATCCCCGCCGGGCATCCGGCGCTGGCAGAGTGCTGCGAGTTCCTGGGCATTGCCGCCGATGGGGAGCAGGCGCAGCAGCTGGTGGCCGGACTGGGTTATGCCGTTGACCACCGCGAGCTGAGAGCATGCGACTTTGGCGCACCGACCATCCGGAAACGGTTCTTCATGGTTATGCGCCGGGACGGTGAGCCGATTGTGTGTCCGGAGGTAACGCACGGCGACCCGAAATCAGCTGCCGTTCTGAGTGGCAAGCTGGCGCCGTGGCGCACTGCGGCAGAATGCATCGACTGGTCAATTCCAGCCGCGAGCATTTTCGACCGCAAAAAGTCTCTGGCAAAGAATACGCTGAAACGGATCGCGCGCGGCATCCAGCGGTTTGTCATCGATAGCCCGTCGCCGTTTATCGTGAAGTGTAACCACACCACCTCGAAAGGAAGTTATGACTGCTTCCGTGGCCAGGAGCTTGACGCACCGCTGCAGACCATTACCAAAAAGCATGGTTATGCGATCGCCGTACCGCACCTGACGAAGTTCCGCACCGGCGCAACCGGCCAGCCAGTTACTGAGCCTGTACCGACGGTTACCGCTGGCACGTCGGCGCGCCCGGGCGGGAATGGGCATGCTCTCGGGGTAGTTGAGGCGGCGCTGACCCCGTTCCTGGCTGGAAACGGCGGCAGTGAGTACCAGGCGAAGCCGCGCCCGCTGGATAAACCTGCCCATACCATCATGAAGCAATCCCGGGCCTGTCTGGTTGCGCCGGTCATCGCCCGTCAGTTCGGTTCCAGCATCGGCCACCGGGCTGACGAACCTAGCGCCACGATTACCGCTGGTGGCGGCGGAAAATCGCAACTGATAACGCCGACGCTGATCCAGATGGGTTACGGCGAACGCCCCGGGCAGGAACCATGCGTGCCAGGTCTGCATAAGCCGCTGGGAACTGTGGTCGCTGGTGGTGGTAAGTTCGGGCTAGTGGCAGCGAACCTGGTTAAGCACTTCGGTGGCAACTATTCGGGGCCCGGCGCTGCGATGGATGCGCCAGCGCATACGGTCACCACCACTGATCATCATGGTCTTGTCACTTCGCATCTGGTGAAACTGCGTGGCACATGCCGGGACGGACAGCGTACAAACGAGCCGATGCCGACCATCACAGCCGGTGGCCTGCATGTTGGAGAAGTCGAAACCATGCTTGCGGTTGAGTCTTACGACGAGCAGCGAGCTTCTCAGGTGCTGGCGTTCCTGCGGGAGTACTGCGGCGAGGATTGCGACGGGCTGGTGACCGTTGACGGCATCACTTACCGCATCGTTGATATCGGCATGCGCATGCTGCAACCGCACGAACTATACCGGGCGCAGGGTTTCCCGGAGTGGTACATCATTGACCGTGACTATCGCGGCGTAAAGTACGCGAAGGATAAACAGGTGGCGCGCTGTGGCAATGCGGTACCGCCGCCGTTTGCCGAGGCGCTGGTAAGAGCAAATCTCCCCGAATTGTGCCGCATCAGTGAAGAGGCGGCCTGACAGTTAAACCCGAAGCCACTAAAACAGTGGCTTTTTATTCAATGGGTTACACCACATTAACTTTTCAAACCTGTGTCGCAATTTGTGCGCTTATCGAGTTGATCATTATCCCGTATGGGTGTACTGTTTATTTATACAGTATTTTTATGAGAGGGATGATCATGAAGGTTGAAGTCACTATCGAACGTACAAAAAAACTGCCTGATGGCGCGATCCCGGCGCTGGAAAACGAACTTTTAAAACGATTAAACAAGCGCTACGAAGGGTGCAAGCTGACCATTCGTCGGGCACAAAATGACGGGCTCAATGTTATCGGTGGCGATAAAGACGAGGTCGCTAATATTCTGCAGGAAACCTGGGAAAGTGCTGACGAGTGGTTCTACTGAGTGTTTTTTATTGCAGCCTGCAGTCCTTTGCCAAACCACAAATCATCCATGCGCGGCTGCTGAATTTTCGACAATTGCGTCTGTATGTCGCTCAGGGGGATTTTGTGGATTTAGACATCGCCGAAGCGGTAGACATAATCAGACAGGGAGGGCGGTTCGTTGTGAATTGTGAAGAGGGCCGGATTACCAGTCTGGAAAGGGTACGCGACAAACAACACCTGCTTACTATGAATGAATTTTTGGAAATGGCTGCCGAGGCAGGTCTTATTGACCTTCGCAAGCAGAGACTGCCATAATCTACTTACCGCCTGAACAGCGGAATCGGAGCAGCAAAGCGCCACGGAGTGAACACCATGGCGCACTTGCAATTAATCAAGCAATCATCAGGAATCCTGATCCCGGCTACGCCCGAGACCAGTGATTTTCTGCATTCAAAATGTAAGCTCGGCGCGGTACTCGAAGCCGAGTTTCGCCAGCTACGTAACCCGGCATTTCACCGTAAGTTTTTCGCTCTGCTTAATCTTGGTTTCGAGTACTGGGAACCGACCGGCGGCGCGATATCTTCCAACGAACGCAGGCTGGTTAACGGTTACGCCAGATACCTTGCCGCCTATGGCGGGAACGAAAGCGCGCTGATGGATGCCGCTGAGCAATATCTGGAACAGGTGGCCAGTCGCCGCATTACCAACGGCATCAGCCTCTGCAAATCCTTCGATGCGTATCGCGCCTGGGTAACAATCGAGGCCGGACATTTCGACACCATTCAGCTTCCTGACGGCACCCTGCGTAAGCATCCCCGCAGCATTTCATTTGCAAGCATGGACGAAACCGAGTTCCAGCAGCTCTACCGTGCCGCGCTGGATGTGCTTTGGCGCTGGATATTATCCCGCGTGTTTCGCGACCAGCGTGAGGCCGAGAACGCCGCCGCGCAGCTGATGAATTTTGCGGGGTGAGCATGGCTAAAAAACCTCGTCGAAAATGCATCCACTGCAGGGAGTGGTTCCACCCGGTACGTGATGGGCAGGTTGTCTGCTGTTACGAATGCGCCAGCGCTGTAGGCAAAGAGCAGACCGCAAAGAACCAGGCCGACGCCATGCGTGCTGAGAAGAAGCGCCAGCGCGTAGAGGAGAAAGAGCAGCGGGCACGCCAGGCGGAACGGCGACAGGCAGTTAAGCCGCTCAGCTATTTCATCAAACAGGCCCAGCAGGCTTTTAACGAATTCATCCGGTACCGCGATCGACATCTCCCTTGTATCAGCTGCGGGCGGCATCACGACGGGCAATATCATGCCGGCCATTTCCGCACGACCGGCGCGAATCCGGAGCTGCGCTTTGACGAAGACAACTGCCATAAGCAGTGTTCGGTCTGTAATAACCACCTCTCCGGCAACCTGACTGCCTACCGTCCGGCGCTAATCGCCAAAATCGGCCAGGCCCGCTTTGATGCCCTGATGGGCCCGCACAAATTACCGAAATGGAAGCGCGACGACTACATCCGGATCCGCGATGAGTACCGAGCAAAACTCAAAGTACAAAAACAGCAGGAGGCCGCATGACTACCGAAAATTATTACCAGATTGGCTGGGCCACCCTGCTGGCCATCGGGTACGTCCTGGACAGGTTCGAAACGAGAGGGGGAAAGTGGTGAGCAGAGAAAACTACAAAATGGACGTTATCCGCCTCCGCTGGCAACGCCTGAGAATTTACCGCTTTCGCGGATCGGTTGTGACGGATTACCGCATATTGAGAAATTACATTAAAACATCAATGAGGACTGCACAATGACACCGCGCCAACGCCGGCAGCATTATATGGGACTGGGCGCTGTTGCCGCCGCTCCGCGCAAAAGCTACCTTGGACGATTTACGCCACTAACCTGTATCCAGTCAGGATGGATAAAATCATTGCTGACAACATGGGGGTGTAGTGTCAGCGGGGACACGGGTCCGCGCATGCCAAGAAATCATGCCTGCTGGAGTGCGATCAAAGGTGGTCGCTGGTCAGATAAGGCGCTCGAGCGTTTTACTGCTGCCTTAAATCAGGCCAGAAGTGAAGGTTTTAAAGGTAAGCATATCATGAATCGTGCTCATGCCATTTTATGGCCTAAAGCCCCGGTGAGTATAATCGACCAGGCACTGCGCAATGATGACGCTGATTTTGTTGAGCAATGTGTTTTGCTTGCCCTGGATGTGAACGATCCGGTCTATATGGTTGGCGTTCAGTATTACACCACACACAAGAAAATCTCCGATATCACCAGAGATCTGCAGTCAATAGCGCCGTGGTTGTCCGACTGTGAAGCAAGGCGAAGGGTGCGCTGGTGTCTGGACATATTCAGGGCGAAGGTTTTTTTATCTGCCCGGAAGCTGCTGGCTGAGGAAGATTGAATTTTACAGTTTGTGCTTTTTATTCACCGCAGGATTGAAAACGAGCCAGAAAAGTGTTTAATTAATTCATGCTTGGCAGAGCTGCGCAAAAATGTCAGCAACTAAAAGCGACAATCTGAAAAAATTCGAAAGCCCCGCTAATGCGGGGTTTTTGCTTTCCGGCGATATGACAGGGGTATTCGCGAGGTGCATTGCATCAGTACCCCTGTCATAGCGCCGTAAAGTAAAAGTATATTCTCATTAATTTACCTCATTAAATGAGCCGATTATCTCACTTATTCGGCTCATGCTTTATACCAATGCAATGGCAGCGGGACGACCCCGCGCTATAAAAAAGCAGTTGAGGTTATTCCGGATCAATAATGAGAGAGAAAACCATTTAAAATTTCTAATTTATAGTTATTCCCTTATCTGCTGGTGGGGGAAGTGCTAATCTCAGATACTTTATCTTTACCTGGCACTCCAATGCGCACTCCACGTACCTTCTATCCGATCCCGATGCTTATCAAGCATACCCAGCCTTCCGGTCATGAGAAGCTCTTTTCTGTGCTGGTTTCTGACGAAATTGATGAAGAAGGTACAAGGTATGCCCGCTATGCCAATGGAGCAGAAGTGTGTATATCATGGCTGCGCTTTCTTCAGCTTGAGTTTGCCCAGGCAGACCTTCCGAACCTTGCGGCAACGCCTCTTCCAGAAGAAGTTATTAAGCGCGATATGCTGCATTAAAGACTGAACCCTGACCGAATTTTGATTATAAGACAGGCGAAGCGTTGCCGATTTGCTTATATTTTAAATGCACAGGAAGTGCAGTCTTATATATCTCAAGTGAGCTGATCCGCTCACAGTCACGACAACAATATTTCCTGACCAGCCCGCAGTCGCCAGGCTGGTCTTTTTTTAAGGGCTAACAGAACGGGCGCAAGGCCGTCCCGGTGCAGGATTATACGGAATTGAAGAAAATACTGGCATGAGATAATAATCGACCGCACCTTAAGCAATTTTCTGAGCCTAGACTCATTGAGGATTCCTGATCACAGCCATTTGTACCTGAGAACTTTTTTAATTCTGGGATTAAATATAAAAATAAAAGTCAAACAATACATTAGCTTAAACGGGTTAACCGGTATAGGGTAAAAAATGAATATTGGAAGATATCGGCTTTTTTCAGAGCATCTGAAATCCCTTGTTAAGGACGAGAGATCAAGCTTTGTGATTGATAAAAATGTCGTTATAACAGCATCAGCTGCAATCGATGAGCTGGTTACAATGCTGGAACAGGCCAGAAACATTCATTACATCGACCAGATCATTATTGATAATCTCAGATCTTCAGTGAAATCTAAGGTGACAAAAATCTAGTTCTCAAAGCAACTTCCCGGAAGCACACCCTTTTTTTGACTTTGATATTCATTTCATAAAGAAACGATACCTGAACAATTCCCTGAAGGCCGCCCAGAAAGCGGCCTTTTTTATTTCCCCTCATTCGAGAGGACTCATCAATAACGAGGGGGCGTAATGTCCGAACCTTTTTCCGGTACCGCAGCTGCTGGTAGCGCGCTGACCGGCGCGAGCATTTATGGCCTGCTTACCGGCACTGATTACGGCGTTGTGTTCGGGGCGTTTGCCGGGGCTGTTTTCTATGTGGCTACCGCTGCAGACCTGACTATTTTTCGCCGCTCCGCGTATTTCGTCGTGTCGTATTTTGCTGGCGTGTATGGCTCCGGGCTGGTGGGTTCATGGCTGGCAAAAATGACGGGCTACGCAGACAAGCCACTGGACGCGCTCGGCGCGGTGATTCTGTCTGCCGTGGCAATCAAGACGCTGACATTTTTCAGTGAACAGGACCCGCTAAAGCTGCTGGCACGCTGGAGAGGGGGAACCAATGGTAACTAACGATCCGCTGGTGGTGACTAACGTGGTGGCCTGCGCCGCCATTGTTCTGCGCCTGATGATGTTCCGTAAGCCTGGCGGGAAACATAACCCGTGGGCGTCATGGCTGGCCTATCTGATAATTCTGGCGTATGCATCGGTGCCGTTCCGGTACCTGTTCGATTCGTATCTGCATACTCACTGGGCAACAGTCGCTATCAACTTAATCATCTGCGCTGCTGTGTTCCGCGCCCGGGGCAACGTCGCGCGCATCTTCCATGTTCTGAGGCCGGAATGAAACAATCACAATTTCAGCAGGCGGCTGGTATAAGCGCCGGATTAGCTGCGCGCTGGTTTCCGCACATCGATGCGGCCATGAAAGAATTCGGCATCACTGCACCGACTGATCAGGCGATGTTTATCGCCCAGACCGGACACGAGTCCGTGAGTTTCTCCCGGCTGGTGGAGAGCATGAACTACAGCGTGGCAGGCCTCGCCGATTTCGTCCGTGCCGGGCGACTTACTCAGGACCAGGCAAACGCGCTGGGCCGCCGCTCATATGAAAAGGTGTTACCGCTGGAACGTCAGCGCGCCATTGCCAATCTGGTTTACAGCAAACGCGTGGGCAACAAAGCGGCGGGCGACGGCTGGAAATATCGCGGTCGTGGCCTGATTCAGATCACCGGCCAGGCAAATTACACCAAATGCGGTACCGCGCTGAAACTCGACCTGGTCACCAACCCTGAGCTGCTGGAGCAGGACGTTAACGCGGCGCGTTCAGCGGCATGGTTCTTTGCCACCAGCGGATGCCTGCTTTATTCCGGCGACCTGGCCCGCGTCACGCAGATTATTAATGGCGGTCAGAACGGCATTGAAGACCGCCGTCAGCGTTACAACCGTGCACGAGCGGCATTGTTATGATCCAGGTGCTGCTGAGGAAGTACTGGTTTCCGCTGGTGGTGCTGGTTCTTACTGGGGCGCTGGCCTTTCTGGTAAACCGGTACCGTGACAACGCCATTGAGTACAAAAAGCAGCGTGACGAGAAAGCGCAGGCGCTCAGTCTGGCGAATGCCACCATCACCGACATGCAGGTGCGTCAGCGAGACGTTGCGGCACTTGATGCGAAATACACAAAGGAGCTTGCTGATGCGAATGCTGAAAATGATGCTCTGCGTAAGCGTCTCGATAATGGTGGCCGGGTGCG